CGACAGAACCCACTTAGGTTATATATAACCACAGCAAGTTTTACCCGCGATACCAAGTTCTTTGAAGACCTACAGGTTATGGAGCGCATTCTTAACCAGGATGTACCTGATAACCCCAGATGGTTTGGCCTGCTTTATTCTTTGGATGCAGGCGATGATTGGCGAGACCCTGCGGTCTGGCACAAAGCCAATCCCATGCACAACATTTCGGTTTCGCACGATGCGATTGCCGCTCGATGCGAAGAAGCCAAGATTAAGCCGGCTGCGCTTAACGAGTTTCTCTGCAAGACACTGAATGTCTATGTATCTGCCGAAACCGCTTGGGTAGACAGGTCTCACTGGGATGCGTCTGTAGGCTTAACTGATCGACAGCCAGAAGCTGTTTTTATCGGTTTTGACTTGGCAGCGACCCGAGATCTTAATGCGGTCTGTACGCTAAAACGATTTGGCGAAGATGATTACGAGGCCGAGTGGAAGTTCTTTTTGCCGGAGGACGGATTTGAACTCTTGCCGACTCATTACCAAGATATTTTTCGTCAGGCTATAAACTCTGGTCTCTTGCACATCACGGAAGGAAATGTTATGGACGACCGTGAGATTTCCGAGTATATTATTGGGCAAGGCCAGAAATACGACGTACGCGAAGTCGGATATGACGCGTACAACGCTGCTGCCCTGGTGGCGCGACTATACGAAGCAGGAATGCCAGTCAAGAAAGTTGGGCAAGGGATGGCGGTGTTAAGTAACCCATCCAAGCATGTAGAAAAGCTCATTCTTGGACGCAAAATTAAACACGATGGCAACCAGTTTTTAGGCCACCAATTGGGAAACTGCGAAGTGTTCACAGATGTGCAAGGCAACATCAAGGTAAAAAAGGCTGGTGTGGACAAACACGCCAAGGTCGATGGAATTATTGCCTTGATTATTGCGATGCACTGCTCACTTGATAACCCTGCCCCTAACGAATCGTACGGATTCAGGGTGTTTTGAGGACAAAAATGGGCATATTCGACAGATTCCGCAAGAAACCAACCCAAAATGAGTCGAATTCGTTGTTCGGCAACACCGTTTTGGGTAATAACGTCATGCTCCGTGGCAAGGGGCAAGGCTACGGATCTAACCAACTTCTCTATGTAACCACCTCTGCTGTCAACGAAGCTGGACGTTCGCTTGACATTACAACGCTTGCCAGAAACTCAACGGTCATGGCTTGCGTGGGAACCAAGGCTCGAGCGCTTGCTCAACTGCCTGTAAAGATCATGTCTAGGCAGGCCGATGGTACTTTAGTCGATACCCAGACGGAACCTGGGGTTCCAGAGCGCGAAAAGAACCGCGCAAAGTCGATCCTTAACTTGCTTTCCCAGCCTAATAATTTCCAGAGTCAATACGAGTTCTGGTATCAATTCACGATGTGGCATGAGCTTGCCGGTGAGACTTTCGTATTGCTCTGGAGAAAGAACGAAGCCGATCCTCAGCAGGTTCCGCTTGAAGTCTACGTTCTTGACTCGACGCTAATTGTTCCGCGTATCTCCGAGACGAGATACCCGTTCTATACGCTTACAAGCTCTTCCTACGGTTTTAACAAAGACGATCCGCTGCAATACTTCCAGGTTATGCACGTCAAGAGCGAGCCCTGGCAAGGTTCCTCTTCGTTCAACCGCTTGCAGGCTGTCGAGTTAATTTCGCTCGATCAAGACATTGATCTGTACTCCAACTTCATCATGCTTAACGGCGCAAAGCCTTCTGGCTTGTTCCGCACTGAGCAGGTCATACCGGATTCCAAGTTTAAAGAGATTGCGGCTAGGCTTAAAGAGGCATGGACAAACATGCTTAATAGTCAGCCGTCAGACTTAAGTAAGCCTGGGCAGTCGATGCTATTAGACCAAGGTATGATGTACGAAAGTATTAAGCCCTTGACGCTGCAAGACGTAGACGCACGAGAGCTGAAGAAACAAACAATGGCGCGTATTGCTGGCTTGTTTGGCGTTCCTCCGGCAATGATCGGCGTGGGTGAGTCCAAGTACAACAACACGCAGACGATGCTCGACGAGTTCTACAAGTCGACGATGATGCCGTTTATCACGAACATCGAGCAAAAGCTAAAGACAAGCCTTCTTGGTGGCTATCCAAATCTGTATGTGCAGTTTCAGACGCAGGATTTCCTCAAGGGCGCACCACTGGACCAGATGAACTATGTTGTGGCCGGAGTCAAGAATGGCATTCTCACGCCCAACGAAGCTCGAGACTATCTTGGGCTTGATAGCGTGGACGATGGTGATTCTCTGCTTGCTGCCGGTGGTGTTGATAAGTCTATTCCCGGCTCTTCGCCGCAGGATACTGGCGGTGGCGGAAATCTTAAGGTCGTAGGTAAGACCGGACGAGCTGGAAATGCTTAAGGATGTTTTAAAGCAGTTAAAGGAACAGGCTGACAAGAGAAAGCCTAAGCCTAAACCCGAAGATGGGAAAATGAAGCAAAAGGAACCAATACATGGCTAAGCACATTCAATTCTTCACCGAGGCAAAGGTTGAGCTTGGCCGTATGGCTGACGAGGCAACCGGCGAACCAACCGGCGAGATCGAGGCAACTCTGACAACCTGGGGCGCAAGAGAAGGCGCAGACGGGCGCAGATTCTTTTACACGCCAGAGGCTTTTGAAATGTGGCACGAAAGCTGGATGGAAGCCGGCAGGCCGCTCCCCATGTACTTCCAGCACTCAAGCGACATGATGCCGGTGGGCGAGTGGTCAAAGTTCGACATTACCGACGAAGGCATGACCGGAACTGGGAAACTCTTCCTGAATACCACGGCAGGATCAGATCTGTACACGATCATGAAGGAATCGCCGCGTATGGTCGGCGGTGTTTCTGTCGGTGCTTACGCTGACGAGTATCAAATGGTCGATGAGAGTGGCGAGCCTTTGACATCTGGCAGTGATGGTTATGACGGTTTTTTTCAAATTATCCGAGGCGGATTGGCTGAGGTTTCGATTGTGATGAACCCTAACAATCCTAAAGCCGAGATCTCAAGACTTGAATATTGGATGGACAACAAGCCCAATCCAAGAGTAATCGAGAAGGCACTGCGTGATGCAGGGCTTTCAAGAAAGGATGCAACCGCTGCATCTGCTTTGCTGAAACAGATTATTGAACAGCGTGACGCTGAATCTGCCAAGCAACCCGCCAATCCGAGTGAGTCGGACGCAGCGGTGAAACTGTTGGAGGCGCTCCAATACCGTGAGCTGCTGAAGGCAATCGCAACCCGATAAAGGAACTATCATGCTTGAGAAAGTCATTGAAAAACTAGATGCAATTGAAGCGTCCAACGCTGCAAAACTTGCTGAAACCGCTGAGGCTGTAAAAACTCAAGTTACCGAAGCTGTTCAGGCAGTTAAAGCAGAAACCGAGCAAAAACTTGCCGCTCTTGAGGCAAAGATTGCCGCTCCATCAATCATTCGACCCATCCACAAGACGATCCGCGGTGAGGCAAACCGTCGCTTCCGTGATGTGCTGAAAGAGTACGTGAAGGGTGGCAATCAGGTTGAGCGCGAAGTAAAGATCTTTGAATCGGTCGATCAGTTCGACGGGTATATCAAAGAAGCATCTGCGCTTACCGGTTCTGGTTACGACGTTGGTGGCCGTACCGCTTACGATCCTGTGTTTGCCGCTAAGCGTCTTGGCAATCCGATGATGAATATTTCCCGTATTGTTGCAACTGACGGTTCAGCCTATCAGTTTCGCGTGAAGCAGGGGAATTCTGGCGCTCAATGGGGGTATACCGTTCAAAATAACGGAACGCCAACAACTGAGTCAACGTCGATTTGGCAAGTGATCCTCAAAGACTTGAACGCACAGTTCCCAATCCGTACTGCTGCGCTTGATGACATTGACGGTCTTGAGCCCAACGTTGTTGACGACATGCTGATGGAATTCCAGCAGGCAATGGCAACCTCGATGGTCCAGAATAACGATCAGAGCGGAACCGGAACCTCGGTATCAACAGGCGGTGCTGATGGTCTGCGCGGTTTGGATCAGTATGCAGGCGCAAATGCAACCTACACGGGCGGCACAGTTTCCACGGCTTCTTTCGGAACCTCGGGAACGGCAACTACCAACGGTCTGCATAGCCTTGCGACGTATGACCAGTTGACCACCAACGCAAACACTGTCGGTGCAAATAACATCGTTTACAAAGACGTTGTTAACTTCATCTACAGCTTGCCACAGCAATACTGGACCCCGACCGCTCGCTTCATGATCAACCCAATCTTGTTGCAGGGCATCCGTGGTTTGGTTGACGATCAGAAGCGTCCGATCTATATCGACGGCTTGGCTCGTGATGATGGCATCGTTGGTAAGTTGCTTGGCTTTGATGTGGTGGTCAACAAGTATGTCGACAATCCTTCTCAGCCCACAACCGGCGCTGCTGGCACAACTTCCTACTATCCGATGTATTTCTGCGATTGGCAGTTGTTCCACACCATCGTTATGCGTCTGAGCATGGTTCTGCGTCGTTATGACCAGACGCTCCCAGGCTCGATCACGTTCTACGGCGAGACTCGTGCAGCTACTTCGGTGCGCGATCCTAACGCTGGCGTACGTTATCGCTCGACTGGCACTGCGGCTTAATTTAAGAGGGCGAAAGCCCTCTCCCTCTATGGAGAGACTATGAAACAGGTTATTTTAGAAGGGCTTAAGCAGGCTCTCCACGAGGGCAAAGCCAAGGTGAACCTCGCTGAAGCCTCAGCCCTTACGGGCTCGGGCTCCGGCGTTGGTGGCCGGGTCTATAACGAAGATGTCTTTGCAAGTCTGCGTTACTGGAACCCTTTCCGGGTTTACGCTAACCAGACGATGACCTCGGATTCGGATATTCAGTTTGTTGTTAAGACTGGTAATGCGGCTAACTCTACAAACCCTTGGGGCTACACGGTAAACGCTAACAGCGGATCACCGAATATCGCCACCAGCATTTGGCAGCTTCCCATGCGCGTCATTTCGGCTCAGATGCCGATTCGTGCGGCGGCGATGAGTGACATCAACGGTCTTGATGCTGCGCTCGCTGAAGATCTTGCAATGGAATTTAGCCAGATCGAAGCCGCGTCAATGGCGATCAATAACGATCAGGCAGGATCGACCACTACAAGCACAGGCGCAACTAACGGTCTGCGCGGTCTTAAGATGTACGCGGGAACAGCGGGTTCTACTGCGGCTTATGGCAGCTCAGGAACGGCCATTACTAACGGCATCCACACGCTCAATACGGTCGGTTATGGTCATGCTGGCGGGATCGAGTGGGAAAGCCTTGTGGATGTTGCCAACGCTCTTCCAGGTCAGTTTTGGAGAATGCCTGGAACGGCGTGGATGATGCACCCAACCGCATTACAGACTCTGCGTGAATACACTCATGCTGGCAATTCTTATGCGCTTGTTGAAACGGGCGAGGATGGCGAAGGTCCAGGTGTCAACATCATGGGCTGGCCGGTCATTGTCAATCCCTACTTAGATGCCCCAGCTATCGGAGCTTCTCCCATTTACCTAGCCAACTGGCCTCGGTTTATGTGGATCGTTGATTATTCGGAGATGACGCTGCAACGCATGGAGCAGACGCAGCCTGGGACAATTACGATCTACGCTGAAAAGCGTTTGGTCTCGACTGTGCGTGATGTAACCGCTGGCGTTCGTTTGATCGGAACCTAACATGCCAAGTCAGCTACAGGGTAATTTCGGAGCGGGTTCGCGTAACCCGTTCAACTACCAAAAGGTAGTGCAATCAAACCGTGACATTGTTACGCAATGGCTCACGCTCGACGAAATCACCAACCAGCTCAATTTGTTTGCAGATGAGTCGCAGGATACTTATCTGGAATCGCTTGAGCTGGCTACGCGCATGGCAATTGAGGACTATCTAGGTGTACCGATCTGTAACGTGACTTATGAAGTTGGTTACATGATCTCGGGTTTGATGGCAGCTCCGGTTTCACTAGACTTTCCAGAGGTGTCGCAAAACGGCGTAAGGATTAACACCGTTAAGTATTACAACGACCTTAACCCGCCGGTTCTTACGACCATCTCAAGCTCAAACTATTACTACGATCCAACAGGAAACAAGTTGGTTTTGTTTGAGGTCCCCAACAACATCAATACTTACATGACTGCGCCGATGCTGTGCCAGTACACCCTTCAGGGTAGCGTCATCGGCCAGTACCCTGTGGTCAAGCAAGCCGGTCTTTTGCTTCTCACGCATTTCTACAATAACCGGTCCGCCATTGCTGAAATCCAGCACAAACAACTTCCGTGGGCGATTGACCAGTTGTTGAGACCTTACAAGCCGCTGGTGATGTAATGGTCTTACGCGTCGATCAAATCACGATTAACAATCTGACGTTTGGAGTCACTAATCTTGGTGAACAAACAACGACAGAGACTGCGTGGTTTCAGACTCGCGCAAAAACAAAGTCTGTCCATAACCGGATCAAGACTCTGGAGCGGTTCAGGCAATACGACAACATGATGGATTTTGTCGTCAATTACACGCCTAACATTCGCACAATCTCGGACGCGCAAGAGGCTTACAGCATTACGTTCAGAGAAAAATCTTGG